AATGGCTTTAAAGGATGAATTTGAAAAAAGAAATCCGACAGAAGAAGAAAAATTAAATATTCGTTCTCAGACGTCATATCCTTATTCTGAAACGCCAAAAGACTATTGGACACATAAAACAAGTGAAAATCCTCATTATAACGTGATATATAACAATGATGTTGCACCTTCTGATGAACAAAAAGAGTTTGAAATACGGAAATCTGATATTGATGGTTTAAATATGAAGTCAATTTCAGATACTTTAGACATGAAACAAGATTTAAATAAATATTTAGGATTTTAGACACTTTTTTTAAAAATTTATGATATTTATGATGGAGAAGATGAAATTCTCCATCATTTTTTTTATGAAAATTTTGGTAAATTACCGGTTTAAAATTATATTTGTAAATGAAAGTTAATAATAATTAAATAATTTTATGTAAAATGAGTGAATTAAAGTATTCCGCAGTTAACGTTGATGTAAAAGCGTTAGAAGAGCAAAATGAAAATTTTAAAAAGTCTAACAGTATGAATCAGAATGCAAAAAAAATGAATTTTGACCCGAAAAACTATTTAGACCTTAAATTAAAAGAACATGAAGCAACAAAAACGGTAAAAATAAGATTTTTGCCTATTTCTGCAACTGATGGTACAGTTTTCTTTGACATTATTACACACGCATTAAAGGTTGACAAGGAAATTGCACAAAGTGGTTTTAAGTCATATGTATGTTTGAATGACGATAAAGCCGAAACAGAAGACGAATGTCCTATTTGTAAAAAATCAAAGGAACTTTTTGACAAAGCAGCAAAAGCCAGACAAGAAGGTAATGAGGCACTTTCAAAATCTTTATTTAAAGAAGCATGTGCTTTAAAGAAAAAGCGTACTTTCATAACACGTGTCATTGACAGAGACCATGAGGATGAAGGTGTTAAGTTTTGGCGTTTTAACGAGAATACCAAAGGTGAGGGTATCTATGATAAGTTATGGGCGCTAAATAAAACAAGAGAAGAAGAGGCACTTGAAGACGGTGAAGAAAATTATAGTATTTTTGACCTGTATAAGGGTAAAGATATTATAATCACAGTTAGTAAATCACTTATTCCTGACGGTTTTGGCGGTATGAAAGAGACCATTGCATATAATATCACCGACAGCGGTAACAGAAAGCCTCTATCGAAAGATGTTGAAAAGGCGAATGCGTGGTTAAATGACGAAAAAACATGGAAGGACGTATACAGTCTTAAATCGGCAGATTATCTTGAACTTGTCGTTAATGGAAAGATACCTGTTTATAATAAAGATATGGGTAAATTTGTAGAAAAGACTGTTCTTGATAAAGAGGCACAAAAAGCCGAGGAAGAAGCGGCTAATGAGATATTAATGGAAAGCTATGGAAAAATTAAGTCTGATGTTAAAGAAGAAATCGTAAATAATGACACATCGGATGATTTCGAAGATGACCTTCCATTTTAACTGAAATAATGTATTATTAGCTTGTAATTCTTGATACAGGCTAATAATACTACATAATATTAAAAGAAATATTTTATGCAAGGAAAATTAAGATTTTGCTATGGTACAATGGAAAGCGCTAAAAGTGCTTTGCTATTAATTGAAGCGTATAATTTCGAAAAACGTGGAATAGGCTTCTTGTGCATGAAACCGTCTGTTGATAATAGAGAAAGTATTAATTATATAAGTTCAAGAATAGGCATAGAACGAGAATGTCTTACAATCTATCCTGATTTTGACATATATACTGTTATATATAAAATGGTTTCAGAAAGAAAAGAAGATGAACCGGTATTACAATGGATTTTAGTGGATGAAAGCCAATTTTTAACTACGATACAAGTAGAAGAACTCAGAAGAATTGTCGATGACTTCGGTATCAATGTGCTGTGCTATGGACTAAGAACAGACTTTATGACAAATCTGTTTGACGGTTCGAAAAGATTATTTGAATTGGCTGACGATATTAACGAAATGAAAATATCTTGTTCGTGCGGACGAAAAGCCATTATAAATGCAAGATTCAATGAAAATAACGAAATCGTTATCAACGGCGAACAAGTATTGATAGGTGGAGAAGATATTTACAAGCCACTTTGTAGCAAATGCTATACAGAAGAAGTAAAAAAAGTACTCCAATACATTTAAATAAAATTAAAAAGTTTAAAGAAATGGTGAAACAAGCAATAAAGAAAAATTCTGTAATAAAGAAAAACGCTTTTAGTGTTAAAGACTTTAAAAATACAAGTTTAAAAATGACACAAGTAGCGGAAAAACCAATGGAATGGTTTATAATGCCAAAAGGCTTCCAAGAGGCATTAGGACTACCGGGTATACCAAAAGGATGGTTCTCAGGATGCTATGGGTGGAACTCGACAGGTAAAAGCACAATTAAAAACTGCTTAATTGCTTCAGCACAAAAACAAGGAGTGTTACCTGTAATTTTTGAAACTGAAAGTAATTTCGACTTCAAATACGCAATTGATTGTGGCATGCAAGCAGAACCAGTATATGGAGACGTTGAAGTTGAAGACGTTAATACAGAAACAGGTGAAATTACGACACACGTTGAAAAACAAATTGTTGATTATGAAGGTGATTTTATCCTTTTTACTAATGAAGCAATGTGTGATTACTGTGGCGATATGGATTATAGCACAATGACAAGAAAATCAACTAAAAGAACAGTTGCTTTAATCGAAGATATTGCATTCATAATTAATGACTTGCTTGATAAACAAGAAAAAGGCGAACTGCCTATGGAATTATTGTTTATTTGGGATAGTGTCGGAAGTATAACATCTTGGAAATCATATAGTTCCAAATGTGGTAATAATATGTTTGACGCTTCAAGCATTAGTACAGCGTTTAACGTAATTGTTAATACAAGAATACCTTCGTCAAGAAGCCAAAAATCACAATATACTAACTCATTCTTTATAGTTAATAAAATATGGGATTCTTCTATGGCTACTATGGGTAAACCGTCAGTAAAACTAAAAGGAGGTAATTCATTTGAATATGCTTTGAGACTATTAATTGCATGTGGTAAAATTATAACAAGTGGCGTTAAAAAATTGGAAGCAACCGTTAAAGGTGAAAAATATGAATATGGTACAGTAGCGCCGATTTCTATAAAGAAGAACCATTTACCTACGCCATTTAATTTAAGTAGGGATGGTATGCTATATTGTACAGCCAATGGTATAATTTCTGAAGGTGAAATCGACTCATATAAGAAGAAGATGTTGCCGACGATTATTAAACAATTAAAAGAAAATGATACCAGCGGTAAATTGGCTGATATTACAGAGAATGATATTGAATTTACTGAAAGTGACGAAGAAACTTTATAATTTGCAAGAAAAATCCCTTGAAATATAGGGATTTTTTATTTTTTAAAACAAAAAGTTTAAAAGATATATGAAGGAATAAGACTGTTATTTTACCGATTGGAAAAAATGTTAGAATATATAAAAAGCAAAAAAAGTGGCATAGGTTGAAAAAAACGAATAAAAATATTTGGTTGAATAAAAATTTGAATTATATTTGTAAATGTAAGATGAATGTTTCTTTCTTTGTCATCAAAAGTTTATCCTGTAAGACTTAACTTACTAAGACCCTTGGATGACCTACCAGGAGAAAATAACAGGTGAAGTTTGACGGGTAGTGCTGTGAACATTAGTCGGTAAAGCAAGGTAAACTTTTTTGTCAAATATTTATATATAAAAAAAATGTTTATAGAAAAAAGAAATGTTGATATTGAAATTGGTGACATAATTATAACACATAAATGTGATTATAGGGTTGTTGATTTAGTTAAGAAGATAGACCAATTTAATTGGAAGGAAATTATTAACATTATTGTTGTTGAAAATAACAATAGTGAAGATAAAGAACACAAACTATCTGATATGGAAGAAATAATTGATGTTATTAAAATTAAAGAAGATGAAAGTAAAGTTGATTAATGTAGCAGACTACGAGATTAAGGATGGTAAGGCAACTGACATACCTTTTAATAGTTTTATGAATCTCTGTGGTGGTGTGATTGATGATGAATTAAAAGAAGAAAAGTTGCCAAAGGTTCGTTTATTCAAGGCGATGAGTGAGTTTATTCTCCTTTCAAAGTCTGATAGGGAAGAAATTGACCAGACAAAGGACGTAAAACTGCTGTCTAACGGACAATTCCTTGTTTTTCTTAAAGATAAACCTAAAACTGCTGAAAGTAAATCAGATGCCACAGCCGATACCAAAAAGAATTAAGGACAATAGTCCAGAATTATGTAAGCAAACGTTTAATACCTTATTGATAGATGGTTCTAATTTATTGGAATTATCTTCGCTTGGCGATAAAACGGTTTCCAGTAGTGGAAAGCAAATTGGTGGCATTTTTCAATTTTTCTTACAAATAAAAATGCTATTGCAAAAGGGTAATTTTCGCTATATTTACGTATTTTGGGACGGTAAAAATTCAGGAAATTTGCGTTATAATATTAATAAGGAATATAAGGCTAATCGTGATAAGGAATTTGAAGAAGACAATCTTTCGGATTACATGAAAGAGGTTAATCGTAAAGTTGACTTCATGCAGAACATTTTTTTAAAGAAGCAAGACCCTGTTAAGTTACAAGAAAGAAAAAAGCAGAAAGAGATTTTTTATTGGCAGAGAGACATTGTCATACAGATGTTGGAAGAATTATTTATTAGGCAATGCGTATGTGATAAGACGGAGGCTGATGACTTTATAGGATATTATGTATCGCATAAGAAAGCCAACGAGAAGATTGTTATAGTATCAAATGATAGGGATTTAACTCAGTTAATTTCAGATGATGTGATAATATATGTTCAGTCATTAAAAGATTTTATTAATGTAAAGAATCACACTAAGATAATGGGTTTTAATTATCAGAATGTTGTATTAAAGAAAATGCTCTGTGGTGATGCGTCTGATAATATTAAAGGCATAAAAGGCTTTGGTGAGAAGACCTTATTGAAAAACTTTGAGGAATTTAAACAAAGAAAAGTTACTTTGGAAGAGGTAATTAGCAAAGCAAAAGAAATAAATGAAAAACGCATATGTGAAAAGAAAAAGCCATTGAAATGGGCTGAAAATATTGTTAATAGGGTTACAGATGGTTGTCAAGGAGAAAAAATAT